TTCCGAATGGCACGTTGCCTTTGGCTTGGATTTGCCGGAACGGTTGCAAACCAAAGGCTGCCTTGGGGCGGTAAAGTTCTGGTTGCAATACAAGGCGGAGCGGGGCGAGTCGTATAAACCGACGGGTCTGAAAACAGCACTGATGCGGTGGTCGGACCAGTTTTCGCCGGAAGAACTTTCGGTCTCCATCCGGGAGAGCATGTCCAATAACTGGAAGGGAGTTTTCAGGCCGCGCGAGGCGATGGAAAGCAATGGGGAATACATACCAAACAACGGATAACACATGAAAAATATCAAAGATTGCTCGCCGGAAATAACCACCATCATCGCCGGACTGCTGGCGAGCGGACATTACACCTATCAAAACAGTGCGGGCGAACCTGGGGTGGCGGAGTTCCGCTTTGATTCGGAATGGAAAAAGGATGGGTTTCGTTCTCCAAAAATCATTCATGCGGTTGAAGATGCGGTAGCTATCTGGGTTGATCTTCAGGCGGAGTTGAAAGAGCGGGCCACCCTCGATGCCGAAAAGGAATCAGACCCCGGAAACCAGAACACCACCCCATGACTCGCGAGGAATTTATAACCGCGCATCCGTTGGTATCGGAACTGGAGCGACGGGGCGTTAAGCTGGTTGGCGGCGGCGGTGGAAACCTGAGTGGAAAATGCCCGGTGCATGAGGAAAAAAATGGGGCATCCCTTTCGGTGGACCCGGTTCGGGAAGTCTGGAATTGCCACGGCAGCAAGGGATGTGGTGGCGGAAGCGTGATTGATCTGCTGATGAAGCTGGACGGAAAAACTGCGGCTCAGGTGTTGGCCAACGGAGAAGCTCCCAGGGTAGCCAGACGCTATGGGGAAACGGGTCCGGTGAAGGTGGCGATACCGAAGGTGGTTCCGACTGCACCGCCTGTTCCGGCTGCACCGCCTGTTCCCCGAAAGGAAGTGTGTCGCTACCAGTATCGGGACCGGAACGGGGAAGATGCGTTTATGGTGGTCCGGTTTGAGCCGAAGACGTTTCAGCAGTGGAAATCAGACCGGCAACGGAACATGGATGGTGTGGAACGGGTGATTTACCGGCTGCCAGAAGTTTTGCTGTCCGAACAGGTGTGGGTGACGGAAGGCGAAAAGGATGCCGACACGCTGGTAAAAATGGGTTGGTGCGGCACCACGAACTGTGGCGGGGCCGGTAAATGGCTGGATTCGTATTCCCTGGATTTGGCCGGACGCGAAGTGGTCATCTGCGGGGACAACGATTTGGGCGGCAAGACCACGGGGGCAGACCACATAGATGCTGTGTTTAAGTCGGTAAAGGCCGGGGCGAAGAATGTCAGGAAGATAAAGATACCGCTGCCGCACAAGGATGTTACGGAATTCGTGGAATCGTTCACCGACCGGGAGGAAGCGCGCAAGGCGTTGAACTCGCTGCTGTTGTCAGCAACGGTGTATGTGAAGGGGCACGATCTGCCGTTGTTCTCACTGGCTGATTTGGAGGCGGGATACATTGACTACGCGGAAAACACGGCAACACGCGCGCTGGACCTGTCGGTCTGGCTGCCTTCGTTAAAGGATCAAGTCCGACCGTTGATGCCGGGAGAACTTGTCACCCTGATTGCCGACACCGGAACCGGCAAGACCGCCCTGATGCAAAACCTGGCCGTGCAAGGGTGCGCGAATGTGCCGACCCTGTTTTTCGAGTTGGAACTGCCCCCGGAACTGATGTTTGAACGGTTTGTCGCCATCCGGAAGAAAGTGGATGCAAAGTTTATTGAGGAAGGGTATCGAAGGGGGGATAAAATGGGGCGGGAAATGGTTTCTTTGATGTGTCAGAAGCTTCGGATTTGCACGCGGGCACGGATAACGCCCGAATGGCTGGAGGAAACGATCAACCGCTCCGAGTTGATGCTGGGAGAACGCCCGTTGGTGGTCATCGTGGACTACCTTGGGTTGATGCGCGGGGAAGGACGGAGCCGTTACGAACAGTTTTCCAACATCGTGGAAGAGTTGCGGATTATCGCCAAGACGACGCGGACCATCATCATCGCCACGTCACAGGTGACACGGGATAAGAAACGGGCAACCCCGGAGATAACCATGCACGATGCCAAGGAATCAGGTTCGATAGAGAATTCATCGTCACTGGTCTTGGGTTCCTGGCGGGATGCGGAGGACGACACCTGCCTGCATCTTCGGGTGCTGAAAAACACCAAGGGAAAAACCGGCTGGAATGTGCAATGCGATTTCGACGGACCCACGATGCGGATCACGGAACGGTCGGGCGGATGGCCGGACAGGGACGATAAAAAACCGACGATCAGCGGTAAACTGTCCAAAATCGAACCCGGCGACGAAAACTGGACTTCACGAATGGGGTGAAGTGGCGGGGTCGGGGACTCACTCAGTCCTCGTCCCCGTCATCATCGTCATAATAGTCCGGCTTGGGCAACGCATCGAACACCTTGTCAAGGTCGAATTCGTGGTCGCAGGAGTTGCAGGAACCGGGGTCGATTTCGGGCGGTTCGGCTGGATAGCATCTTTCCGGTGGCCCGTATAGTTGGGCTTCGACTCCGGGGATGCACTCAACCTCGTTGGGCGCATCGCAATTCGGGCAGTGGTAGGTTATGGTCATGGGATGATGGTCTTGGCAACGGAAGTTTGGGGATCAATGTCTCGGCAACGGAACTTATGGATCAATGTCTCGGCAACGGAACTTAGGGGATCAATGTCTCGGCAACTCCACCGCCTGTTCGCGATACGCTTTCCAGCATTCATCGGAGGATCGGCAAACAATCGCGATTCCGCCCGCCTTGGTAACGTTGTCGCGCCAGGTTTCCTGCATGGGCCTCAGTTGGTCGAGGCCAACCTTGGCTTCGACGGAGGTAAAGACGGCGATGCCCCGGATGGTTGAGAATCCGATGAGATCGCCGGAACCGGGGAGCAGACCGTAGCGCACCCGGCGACCGTCAACGAGTTCGGCCAGGCCCACGTCGTTGCGGAACAGGCGCACGTTGGGAGGACAGGAAAGCAGTATCTCGTTAAGCAGGTTGGTGTGCGGTTTCACTGGGTCGTCGTGGAGTTCATCACGGCGTCAATATCCCGATTTCCACCGCCTTGGCATACTCATCTGGCCACTTGGCCTTCACCTCGTCCATGACTTCGCGGCGGACCCGTGAGGAAATGAAACGCGGCGTATCAGGACCAGACAGGAACCCCAGCAAGGCCAGACGTTCTTCGGAACGGTAGGTGATTTCGGCGTTGATGTCGGAGGGGGTCATGGTTTGGAAACTTCCGGTCTTGGACAAAGCAGTTTGTTTATCTGTTGGGCTGCAATGGTGATAGCCAGTTCCGTTTTACCACCATCGTAGCCGAAAGGGTCTTCAACAGCAGCAGCCTGAATAATGCCTTCATTTATCAGGATGTCTTCAAGTTGCCGTTGTGTGATTTTTGTTTGGATTGTGAATCCATCACCACTGTCTTCGGTCGGAAAACTCATGCCGCACGCCTTCATTATGGCCTCGCCTTCGGTCTTTCCGTAGTGAATCAATCCGGCGTTATTCAACACGATGCAGTATTCAAGCATCAGCGCGTCAATGGAGTTTTTCTGTGCCTCTGTCAGGTCATAGTCCTTCAACAGTTTAAAGGCAGAATCGCGATGGATTGCGATCCACGGTTCGATACCGGGAACCCATCTGCCCGTGAAACATGAATCAGTAGGGGTCATAGTTGGAGGGGTAATAGTTCAAAAAGGAATGTCATCCTGTTCCACCACACCAGCAGGCTTTAGAGCGGCTGCACGCGCAGGTCCGGGAGCGGATGCCCGTGCTGTTTCCGCTGGCTTGTTCTCCCCGGCTGCACCGCCAAGGAATGAGAACGATTCCATGACCACACCCAGCTTCGATTTCTTCTGGCCGGTGGCTTTGTCATCCCACGTCTCCAGATTCAACCGGCCTTCGATCAATACGGAACGTCCCTTGCGAAGATATTGGGACAGGACTTCGGCCTGCTTCCCAAAAGCGGTCACGTCCACGAACGTCACTTCCTCGCGTTTCTCGCCGGATTCGGTGGTCCAGTTGCGGTTGATTGCCAGCCCCAGCTTGGCCACCGCCGTTCCCTTGGGGGTATGTTTAAGTTCCGGGTCGCGGGTAAGGTGACCGACTAAAACGCATCTGTTATAATTTGACATGTCGGATTCAGAAGACCACGGGAGCGCGGATCGGTCAACCATTAAAAATATATTTTTATATTGTTGCAACGGAGGGTGACGGGTGTATTTCTTGTGCCGATGACTGCCAAGATTCTCAGAACAACGCGGAAGATGCTGGGGGTGTCCCTTTACCGGATGTCGGTGCTGTCCGGGTTCCAACTGGTGTCCATCTCCAAGATGGAACGGGGCGAGCAAAAGATTAAGGAAAAGCATGAGAAGGTGTTTTACCCGCTGTTGCGGAGCGAATGCCGGAAACGGATTGCGGAGTTGGAGAAGCGGGAGGGGGAGCTGGTCAGGACGTAAGCCGTGATCCTCCGTCCCTACCAACTGGACCTGGTGGAACTGACGCGCGATGCGTTTCGGAAATATCGCCGTGTCATCATGCAGCTTTCCACAGGCGGTGGCAAAACTTGCATCGCCGCCTACATCGGTTCCGGG